CAACATGACACATAAACAAAGATTTACCAACACCTGTACCTGCAAGAGCAATGTTAAGTGTTTTACTTGGTACACCGCCTTTTGTAATACGATTAAAGTAATCTAAATCAAACTTATATCTTTTTTCTTTTGTATGGTACCAATCAAATCTAGCCTGAGCGTCTTCAATATAATCGTGACCAATATGATTGTCAAATGATACTGCAAGAGCGTCAGCAAGAATACCAGGTATTGCCTCTGGTGTTTGTTTTTGGTCTTTGTTATCTAAGATTTTAATACCAGATAGAACGGCATTATGCACGGCTCTATCTTTACACCACTTCTCAGTTGTATCAAACAGCCATTGTAAATCTGTTTCTTCTTCACTTGCACTAGCAATAATTTGTTTAATATTTTTAAGTTGTTCTTCGGTTAAATCTTTTCGACCATTAAGTTCAATTAAAATTGTATCTTTTGTAGGTAAGTTTTTGTAATTTTCAACAAACTTTTCTATCTCACCATACAATATTCTTTCATCTGAATTACTAAAATATTCTGGCTTAATAAAAGGTAAAGCCTTTCTTGTAAAGTCTTCATTAAAAAATAAATTACTTAATATAGTTTGTTCAATTCTCTCAATCATCTATCTTCAATGTTCCTTCTTTTAATTGTTCTTCAACACATTCAACTAATATATCACCAATATATTGTCTAAAATCATCTGACTTAATATCCTCACTATTAGGATTAGTCATTATATCATAAGTAAACTTTAATGGCAACTCACCATTAGCATTCTCTGTTTGAGAAAACTTGACATTATTGTATTTGTATATAATGCCCTCATAACGGCCATCTAATATTTTAATACAACTAAAATCATCACCTTGCCGTTGAGCAAAGGCGTATCTTTTATTCTTCGTCTTGTCCGTAGGTGAATTTTCTTTTGGTGTATTCATCAATCTTATCTAGTACCTCGTTTGTAAAATATTTTTCAGGCTCACTATTGATTGCTTTACCAAATACTTTTGTGCCATCTGGCAGTTCATATCTAGTAGATACTTTCTTAAACACACCAGCTTCTTCGCCTAGTTCTAACAGACCATAATGTCTATCTAAACCTTGTTTATATGAAAGTCTTACATCAATTTGAGCATTCTCTTTTGTTATTCTCGATTTATAATTTTTACAATGTATAATATTACCAACTACCTCTGTACCATCTTTTTCTTTTCTTTTACCTAGGTAGACGATTGATGAAGCAGCGTATTTCAAACCTGAACCGCCACCCATTTCTTTTTGTGGAAACATAGAACCAATAACATCATAAGTGTGATTGGTCATTATCATAGGAACATTTGCTTGACCTAGTTTTAAAGTCAATACTCTGAAAGTAGATTTGACAATTTGTGACCTTGTCATATCTCTAGTTTCTTTACCAGCAGCCGTATCTTCCATTTCTTTTGTAGTAGATAACATACCTAAACTATCTAATACAAACATCATTGGTTTTCGTTTGTCTTCTGGTTGTTCCAAATATTTGTCAATCACTTTGATTGATTGACTTCTAAATTCTTGTACTGTTGCAACTGGCATTACTACCAATCTATTACTATCAACACCTCTGCTTTCAACCATATCTCTGGATATAGCATTCTCTGATTCAAAGTAAATCACACCTGCGTCTGGATGTTTTTCTAGGAAACTTTTTACAATGCCTAATGCAAAGAAAGTTTTGCCTGTTGCAGCTTCACCTGCGATTGCTGTAATTCTATTACCTGGTAGACCACCAAAAATACTACCTGATAGTAAGGCATTAAAAGAATACGAACCTGTGTCAATGAAAGAATCTACATCACCTCCAGCAACACCATCTTTGGCTAGGGTTGCATATTCATTACCTGTTTCTTTAATTATTGATTTTAGAAAATCGCTCATACTCCTCATACTCCTTATCTGTATAACTTATAGTATACCATTTTATGTTCATATTATAACACGCTTCTCTGATTTTGTCAAGCTTGTGTGGAGGAAAATCAATACTTTCATATTCTTTAGGACTCTTGTATATTGTTATTCTCATTCCACAACCTATAATTTGGGTCTTGTGGTACCCAATCTTTTGGCGGCTCTTCGTATTCTTCCATAGGTATTTTAGTCCACAATGTCTGTTTTATTTCTTCGATAGGCACAGCACCAAAGTCATTGTAGATTCTACCAGAAAACTTATCTGCCATTTCAAATATTTTTTCTTTATTGTATTCTTTCTTTCTTTGAAAGTCCCAATATTCTTTTAATTCGTTGTATTCTTTTTCTGATACTGCCATCATAATATTTATCTAATAATTTCTACATCACCATTGGTTTCAATAACGACTCTAGCGCCACAGCTAAGAATAGGTTTATCATTACCACCATACCTAACAACACTATCACCTAGTATTTTAACGGCATGACAATAAGTATTTTTACGGCCTTGCTTAATAGTGATAACAGGTTCATTAGCACCATGTTTTTTATTACTCCTAATTTTGTGTTGATTTACATGAATGTAAGTTTTCATCTTATAATATCTATCTGACTTTCTTTTGACCATATCTCTAATTCAGTTCTTAAACGGCCATCTGATTTTAAATTATTAAATCTTTTTGTTGCGTGTTTTTTCCACCATGCAATTACATTTTCTAATTCAAATCTATCCCAATTCTCTGCCTTTTTAATTGTATCTGTTTTACCATTTACAATATCAATAAAGTTTTCAACACCATAATTAGATATATAAAACCTTTTTCTTTCTGTTAAGGCTAATGCACCTTCAATTGTCTTTTTAAATTTTGTTAAGTCATCACCTTCAAGTGACCTTTTTAATAAACCAATAACAGCAGTTGTCATTTTTAATTTACGACTTGACGCACCAACTGGTACTAAAAGACCAACTCTGTCTTCTACATACTTATTTAAATCTCTATATGGTTGACCGTGCATTAAAGGTACAAACTTACTATCTGTTACACCTTTAAATCTTAAATATGGTTTCATGCCATCATATTGACTAGATGATTTACTAGAGCCATACAAACTTGTTGTTTCAAACATTACTAAGTTCATGTTATATTTTTTGTTTAGTATTTCTCTTACATGATGAGAACAACAAATGGCAGCCAATAGTTTACCACCAAGATAATTGTAACCAAAAGGTTGTGTTGGTACAATTGTAAAACCCATAATAGAAGTTTTATTAAATTGTTTTAAATCTGGTACTTGACCTAATACTTGATTTCTTGGTGCTGAATTAATTACAGGAGAACCAAAACGAATAAAACCAATAATAGTTCCTGTATTTTTTTCTTTTACCATTAATTTTAATTCTTTGCCAGGAATACTTGCCATATTAGTATGGCTTGAAGTCATATTTAAAAGTGTTACATAGTGATTGATGTCTGATGGTTCAAATACTTCAAAGTCCATATCTTCAGGTGACATGGTAAAATCATTAAATATATCTTCTTCAGGTCCCATGCCTGGTAGTGAAGCAGATACAGTATCATCTAATTGTGCAAGTTTCTGGTCACGCATATACTGGTCAATTTTATCAAACTGACCAAAGTAATCGTTAAAGATACCAGCACAATATAGAGCGTCTTCTCTATTTAATTTACTTAGGGTTTTCGCCATTCCACATCCATAATAATAAACAAACTAATAATAATGGTATTATACTATATAATATCGCTATTGTCAAGCTACACCTCATTTCCCCAATAATCCCAACCAGGTCTTGTTTTTTGTCTTGCAAATAATTCAATGTATGGACCTGGTGCCAATCTTTCTATATCACCATGAATCAATGGTTTTTCTGAGTGTCTTTTTCTCTGTGAGATTATAAGTTGACATACATCTTTATTTAATCTTTTTGGTCGGCCTCTAGTTGCCAATAAACACATTTCAGGATTACCTCTAGTCCAATAACCTAGGCCTGTAAAAAATCCTAATGTATTTTTATTTGTTTTTGCCCATGTGAAACCAACAGTTTTATATTTAAAACCCCAGGCGTCTATAACTTTAAACGCCTGGTCTAATAATGGGTCACACACCCACATTAAGAGGACTGAATCAGGTTTAGCAATGTCGCTAACGCCCATATTACAGATGTCAGCAAGACTAAGGCAAGAATAATGTTTTTCAGGACTTCTATCCTTTCCTTTATCTGACCTCGTTTTAAATAACCAAGGAGGGTCTGCATAAATTACTCCGTATTTTTTTGTTGGTAAATTATCCAAAGAAACTCTCCAATGTTGCCTGTGGTTCTGCTTTCCAATTAATTGCGTCTAAGATAAAACGCATAGGGTCAAGGAAAGTTTTTTGAAATTGTATCTCATAATCAACATACTCTTTTAATTTAAATTCAGTAGGCAATGTTGATATGTAACTAATCACATCAAACTTAAATGGATTAGCCTCTTTGAGTTTTAGAAACTTAATTTTATCGCCGTCTTGTATATAAGGATACTTCATACCTAAGTTCATATTTTTAAGTTGATGATTATAAATCAATGCACCTTTAACATGAATAGGTGTGCCTTTAATAAAGATACTACTATTACTAGCATACTTTCTAATATTGTTACAACTTCTAGGAAAAGCAATTGCTTCTGGTGGTAATTGGTCAAACTCTTTCTTAAAGTCTGCAATAAATTTATGCAAATCAGATTGTTCTTTTGACATGATAATCTTAATCGCCTCTTTAATTTTACCACGACAGACCTGAGGTGTGCTAGACTTGACAGCTTCAATGCCCATTAATTTTAATTTAGGGTCAGCAAGTCTTACGCCTTCTTCATCTAGCACATTCAACATATACCTCTTTTTGGCCACCCAAATTCCTTTGTTTGCGATAACTTCTCGTTTCATCACCATTGCGTTTTTAAATGCGTTAGAATAATCAGCTAACTCATCAAAACATTTCTCAATATATGGTTCTAGTTTTTGTTCACATACTTTGTTTAAGAAGTCTGTAATCTGTTCATTTGTTTTACCTTGACAAGTTTTTTCTACAAGTTTACCAAAACGAACATAGATACTATCAGTATCAGACGCAACAATATAATCAACTTCGTCATGTGTTTTTAAGATATTGTTTAGATATTCATTTACTTTCTTTTCAATAAAACGGATAATAAATTGACCAGCAGTTGTAATACCACTTGCCTGTCTAACATCATAATATCTAAAGTATTGATTGCCTACTGCACCATAAGCTGAGTTCAATGCAATCTTTTTTGACCATTGAATATTATGACATCTTGCAATTTCTTTTGTAAGTTCTTTACTAGGATTCTTTTGATATTCTTTTTTTGCCCTAATCATTTGTTGTTTAAATTTAACACGGTCATT